GCCGGTCCGGATCCACCCCGGCAATCCAGAGGCGCCCGCCGAAGGCCGCCATGTGCGTCACGCAGCTGGAGCCGGTGTCCCCGATCTGCTTCCACTTGTCCTTCGCCAGGCGGTAGACGCGCCCCCCAGCGGTGGAGGGATGGCCGCTCGGGCCCCAGGCGGCGCTCTCCGCGCCATAGAGCTGGTCGCGGTAGGCGGCGATCTGCACGATATTGCATGGCCACTGCCTGCCCTCGGGATAGCGCAGCACCCCGGCCTCGCCGAAGTTGTAGCTCACATAAAGCTGGCCGCCGAGCTCCACCAGGCAGCGCGGCATGGCCTTGACCTGCAGCGAATAAAGCGGCTGGCCGCTCAGCGCGTCGATAATCTGCGGATGGTCCAGAAAGCGGCGGGCGCTATACTCGTTATTATATGCCAGAAGCGCCTGGCCGCGGTAGCGCCCGCCCGCCACGCTCCAGCGTCCGCGCGCGCGCGGCCCCGGCATGGGCGTGCGGTCGGCCAGCATCAGGCTGTGGCTGCCGTGCTCCACCGGGAAAACCGCCAGGTCGCCGGCCAGGAAAGGCTGGCCGATCGTCTCCTCGCCGCCCTCATACACGCAGGCGCCGTCGCGCCAGATGCGCGAACGGTGCCCGCCGCGGTAGACGTTGGAGGTAGTCGCCACCAGTCCGTAGGGCGTCCCCAATAGCCCCACCAGCTTATACGTATCGGTCGGCCCGCTCCACACCAGCTCATGGCGGCAGTGCACCGGCTCCGGCGGCGGGGCCGGTTTGAACTTTTCCCATATAGCCCGCCAGTCGAAGCCCATCACTCCCCCTCCTCGAAGCCCGTCTCTTCCGGGCCGTAATAGGTGCCGTTGACCATGTCCGAAAACCCGCGATCCCTCCAGAACGTGGCCGCGCGCACCGTGGCATCCCACACCCGCATCGGCCAGCGCGTTCCCGCGATCATGATGTTGTGCACATTCCAGGTTTTACCGTTGAGCACAACCCTTTCGGGGTGCCCGCCGATTCCCTCGTTAAAAATCAACAGATCATGGCAGCACTCGTGGCTTACCGTATCGGCATCCGGCGCCTCGCCCTCCGGGAAGGCAAACCAGAACTTCACGTGCATGCCGCCCTGGGTTCCCTCGTAGGCCCCGTGCACCGTGGCCATATCAAGCAGCCCGAAGTATCCGTCGGCATTGCGGCCGGTGGGCTCCAGGCGGTAGCCGTAGATCACCATCTGCTCGGCCCGCGCCGGATCCAGCCCCACCCGCTGGTACTGCCTGGCGATCTCAGGGCGCACCGCCGCCTCGATCACCGCATCGTCGCTGCTCGAGCCCCCCGACCCGCCGCTGGTCGCGCAGCCGGCCAGAAGAAGCGCCAGAAGAATTACTGCAGACTGCTTCATTTCTTCTCCGGTTTGAATTGCCCCGGCGGGCGGGTACGTTTCCCTATCACCGGGTTACTGTCCGCGCTTTCCATCCCAAGCTGATTCACAGCCCGCACCGTGTAGCGCAATTCGTCAACGTTTGCGGGAATATCCACTTGAGCCGCGTTGGTAGCCACACCCGTAACCACCGCGTTAGTGCCTTCATAAATAGTGTAGGTCAACGGCCCCTCGATCGGCGTCCCGTCGGTATGCTCCACCGGCGCCTGCCAAGTAAACTCCACCGTGCCGGCAAGACAACCGGCCACAACACAGAGAATCAGACTACTGACGTAAAGCGTTTTCAATGTCGTCTCCTGTAATATCTCCCCAACCGTTCTGCTCGGCAATGCTGTCGCCATAGATCGGCTGACTGCCGATATCCTGCTGAAGGTTCGGGTCGGCATCCATGTTACTTTCGGCCAACCGTTCGATCACCAGCCGGAAGAATTCTTCGGCCTCGACAACCGAGATCAGTTTCTCGTCGTTGGCCTGGCCGTTGAGCCATGCCTTGAGCGCGGCGCGGATATTTCCAAGCTCGGCATCAATAATCATCTGCTTGGTGATTCCAGCTTCCGAAGCTACGCGCTTGGCATTGGCAATACGGGCCTTCTCGAAAGCATCGTAGGCATCCACAAGGTTCGGGGCCGTCGTTCCGGTGACCGGCTTAGCCGTTGCCCTCTTGCGAAGCTCGACCGTATCCCGCGTGTCCTGTGTTTGTATCCATTCTTTGAGTGTCATGTTAAAACTCCGCCTTTCCTCGATTGTACAACTCGCTAACTTCGCCCGCCGACATGCAATATGGATAAATAACAATTTCGTCCATATCGCCAACCCAATCCAGACCGCCGCCGTCTCTCGGGTCTACACCTATTCTCAACGTGGAAGACGCATAATTGGCAATGTTTCCAGCGGAGGTCTGTGCGTCGTAGTATGCGCCATTAAAATAAAACGTCATCAGGTCATCTGACGTTCGCCATGTAATAACCATGTGATCCCAATCAAAAGGATCCGCTATTCTTGGCGTGGCAGGTCTTGTGTGCACATTGGCCACCCACATCCCCCACCCATTTCCGCTTTGTTCGTGATAAACCCAATAATGATTCTTGGCGCTAGACCCACCTCGTCCAAGTGTTGTCATTTGGTTGAGAGTACCTGCCTTCAGCCAATGGCTAATGGTGATGTTTTGGTAACAGTTCAGAGAGGAATCAGTGCCACAACTTATTTGATCGTCTCCAGTGGTGAAGTTGGCGCAGGTCCCACCAGCCCCATCACTAACAACCGTTACGTTATTGGCAATAGTGCCGTTGTTACCCTCCAAGCTCCAGTCCGCGGCTGGCGACAAGTTTCCGTCATTGAACGTAAGAAGCAGCACTGGAGGCTTGTCGCCTATAACGTAGCGAGAACGCTCGGCACTCCTGCGCTTCGGTCTTGCCTCGGCCAGAGTGACAGCCGCAAGAAACAAACAGATTATGGCTCTTACTCGCATATCACTTGCCCCCAGAGTTGCGCCTGGATCTTGTTCGAACTCTTCACAAAGGCGTCAATTCGCGCGTTAAGCGCTTTCAGGGTAAGCCCGCCCCTGGTGATGCTGGGTGCCGTGTTGGTCCAGGCGGCGTTCACTGTTGCATCGTGACCGGCCCATACATCCGCGCTGGCGCTCAATTTGGTGGCGGTGCTGGCCGCGTTTACACCGTCGTCCAAAAGCAAGGTGACGTAGTTATTGGCCGAGTTGTTCGACGACGACCGAACCAACAGCTTCAGGCCCACAAGGCGGACCATGTCAGCCGGGAAACTGACAGTCTGGTAGAAATAGAGGTCCTGAAGATCCGTCTCTGCGCTGAACCAGGCATCGCCGGCGTTGGCGTTATTGGTGGCATTGGCCGTGCTGTAGCCGGTCCAGACCACTGCGTTGCTGCTATTCAGGCTGCCTTCCCCGGTTTCCTCACCGCCCCAGTCGTCACAGTCCACCAGCAGGATCCAGTTGGTTTCCACGCTGGCGGCCTCAGAGGCCAAGAAAACCGGGTCGGTCTCCGGCGCGGGCCCCGGCTCCACGATCCCGCCGCCGAGCTGCGCCTGGGTCAGGCCGATCGCCAGGGCAAAGAGAAGCCCCGCGGTTGCTGCCAGTACTGCAAAATGTCTCATGGCTCTATCTCCTCTGTCATCCTGTCCATCCTGTTAATCCTGTCTAAAACCTTCTCAGAAGTAGCACTCCGTAATGGTGCACTTGGCGTCGCTGGCGCCGTCGCGGATGATTTTGACCGCCCGCGCCATGGCCTTGCGCAGTGTAAAGGTGCTGCCGGCCACGTAGCGGTGGCCGTGGCTGCCGCCGACCGGGGCCGAACCGTCGAAGGTTATGCGCACGGGCTGGTCCTCCACGGTCATGAAGATCCTCTCGGTCTTGTCGTTAAAGGTTTGGTCGTCCTCCAGGGTCTTGGCGGCGTTGCTCACGGTAAGGTCCGGGTGCTCGACCCCCACCACCGGAACCCAGTTGCTCGGCGCACTGACATCAAACGTATTCATGTGTTCTCTCCCATCCTGTTTATCCTGTTAATCCTGTCAAAAACTCCCCCTCATCCTTCCCCCAGGGCCTTCCTCGCCCCCTGCCGGCCGATCTGCACGTTCTCCCCATACTGCTGGGCCATCGAGTCCAGGTGCTGGATGCGCGCTTCCAGGATCGCGCGCGAGTCCTCGGTGAGTTTGTCATAAATCATGGGGTTACGCTGCTGCAGGTCCTGGTACATCTGCAGGCGCAGGCGGTAATTCTGGCTGCCGTCGTCGGCCATGGGCGGCTCCACCCCCGCGGCGATCTTGATGAAGTTCTCCAGCTCGTCGTCCATCTCGCGGGTCTGCGCGCGGTCCACGTCGACGATGGCGCTTTCGGCCAGGTGCGGAGACAGCCTCCACATCAGCGACTGCACCACCGGCGCGGTCTCGATGGTCTTCTGCGTGTCGATCGCCAGGAAGATATCCCGCACGATTTCGCCCACGTTCTTCAGATACTCCGGATCCAGGTCCTGCGGGTCGAAGGTCAGCATCAGGTCAAACTGTCCCTGGATTTCCTCGCGGGTGCGGATGATCGGCTCGCCGGCGGCGTTGGTGATGCGCGCCAGCTTCTCCTCCGGCATATACTGCTGGCAAAGCTGCAGGAGCTGACGGTCCACCTCGCGCAGGTTGCCCAGCCACCACAGCACCTTGAACTGCCGGTGCAGCTGCACGAGTCCCGGCGGGATGTCGTCGGCCTCGCGCCCGGCATACTGATTGATCTGCCGCCACAGCTCCGAGAGCATCTTGTCGATGGTGGCCGGATAGGGCGGCGGCTGCAGCCACTTGTAATCGCCCTCGCGCCGGGATTGCAGCTCCACCAGGGGGGCAATATAAAGCTCGCCCTCGGTGCGCCTGTTGCGCGTAACAATCGGCGGCACGCCGTTAAGCTGCGCGTTATCCCCGTAGGTGTCCACAAAGAGCTTCAGCATGTCCTGGTGCGGACCCATCAGCTCGGGGATCCCGCGCGAGTCCAGCAGGTATTTCGTCAGCACCTCGCGCTGTACGGCGTGGCCCGGATACTTGCCGTGGGCGTAGTCCACCAGACGGCGCTCGTGGGCGGCGGTGTCGATATCGCTGTGGAAAGTTATGTAGTAGCGGCCGGGCACCCCGTCGGTATTGGCCGCGCGGAAGTATGCGCGCACAACCTGGTAGAGGCCGCGGTAGTCGGCCTCATTGCGCTCGGTCATGGTGCCGTCTTCCAGCTTCTTGTAGGCGGGAAACACGGCCACGCCTTCCTTGCCGCGGTCGTTCTCGCTTTCCTTACCGATAAGCTGCTCCACAAAATCCCGGCTCCAGCCCTCGCTGATCTGCTTTTCCAGAACATCGGCCTTGGATAACCACTCCGGCTCGAAGTACATGCGCGCCTTCTGGAAATCCAACGTGTTCGACGGCACAAACCAGTCCTCAAACAGCCGCTTGGCGCACACCTCCGGACCGTTGCGCACTTCATAGGGCACGGGAAACTCCGCGTAACCGTCCTGCCTCAGGCTTCTGATCACCTTGCGCGCCCTTGGCCGTTTGAGGTGGGGAAAATACTCCAGGAGAATCTCAGCCAGGGCGTCCTGGCCCCACTCCTCGTCAAGCAGCGCGTTCTGGAAATCCTCGGCGGCGCGGCGCACCTGCTCGGTATACTCCGCCTCGGTAAGTTCGGCCTCGGCTCCGCCGTAGAGCTCCAGGGCGCTTTGCACATACTGGCTCATCAGCTCCTCGGCCGTCAGCCGCCGGTATTCCAGCGCCGTCTCGCGCCGCCAGTACACCCCCATAAAGCCCACCGCCGGCGAATCCCCGAAGACATACTGCGCCAGCATGATCAGGTGCTTGAGCCAGTCGAACCCCAGCTCGTTGGCCTTGATCCACCTTAAAAGCTGCGTCATCTTGCCCGCGCGGCTGGTGTCCTCGCCGCCCACCCCCGTCACCATCACCTGCGCGCGCAGCGCCGAGACCACGCAAAGCATCACGTCCTCGTTGGTGAGCATATCGGCCAGGCGCACGAGGTTATCGCAGGCGCCTTCGAAGGGTGTGGCCGGCTCGTCGTTATTGTCCTCGGCGTGCTTGCGCCCGTCGGAGCTCTGGCCTTCCCAGATGCAGAAGCGCGTGTTCTCCGCGTCGGTGCCGCTGGTATAGATGCCGCGCTCCAGGTCGCCGAGAATCGCGCTCACCTCGCTTTTCAGCTCCTCAAGGATCGGATCGCTCACCGGGGCGCTGCCGCCCTCGTCTCCGGTACGCTCCAGATCGGCTTTGTCCGGCATGGCTTATCTCCCGCTGCGAAACGTTGCGCGGCGCACAATGCGCTGGTCGATCAACCTCTCCTGCAGATTCTCCAGGATGTTGCGCGCCACCGCGGCCTCCTGGTGGCGGCCCTCGTCCTCCTGGGTCAGCTCGGCGGCCACCGCGTGCTTGAGGTAACGCTTCAGAAACTGCGGGCACTCGGCCTGCTCCCAGTAAGCGGTCTGGGTGCTGGGGTCCTTGTTGAGGTTGGCGGCCTGCAGGCTCTTGTAGCTCTGGCCGGTGGCGGCCAGGTAGACCAGGTCGCCGACGGCGTAGGTCTCGGTATTATCCCACTCCGTCCAGGAGAACTGCGGCGGCAGCGGCCGGAAGCGCAGGTAAGGCCGCGCGGGGACCTCGTCGGCGCGGCAGATGATGTCGTCGCCCAGGATTTCCACCGGGCGCAGCGGCTCGGTGC